TTAGACGACACGAGCAGCTTGCGGCCTTCCTCGTACGCCCTCTCGTTGTCCATCACTTCACCGGCTTCGATCACGAAGTCCTTGGCGTTCGCGGAACCAAAGGCTCCGAGACGGCCGACGCGCTGCGAAGGCGTCTTGAGGAATCGGTGGACCTGACCCAAGACCGTACGGTCGATCGCGCGAGCGATGGAGACCATGCACGGTTGCAGATGGATCGTCACCAAATCCTGGAACGACTTGCTGGCCTCTCCATCCTTGATGATGAACGAGTCGTAGAACCACTGGTCGAGAGGCACGCGGACATTCGTTGCGCTCACGTCCTTGGCGACGTAATCGTCGTTGTCGGTACGCCGACGAATGGTGCGCTCGGCAGGTCGGCGCGTGTTGACCACGTCACCGAATTCGCGAATATCGCTCTCGAAGTCGCGGTGGACGAGGTTTGCCATGACCATCTTCTCTTCGAGAATGGCCAACCCTTCATTCGCCCACTTCTCCGGGATGTAGGCGTCATTGTCGTTGGCGAAGCACACAAGCATCGCCGTTGCGAGATACATGGGATTCATTGCAGTTCCTTATCGGAATGGGGTAATAGACCGTTTACAACGCAGACCCCGCGAAGATGTCTACGACGACTGGCGCGGGTGCCTTGTCGTCTGATTTACTACCCGGATGATCCCGGTAAGATGCCGCTTTAGCGGCGAGCACTGAGACCGAGAAGCTCGGGGTTGTCTTTCCGAATCTTTCGGTACTGCTCAGGAGTCAATTTCTTGACATCAATTGTCGAACCCGGTGTCAGGCCACCAGTAGCCGATGAACCGCCGACGCCGCTAACGATGTTGCTCTTGAACAACCCACCGTACTTATCGGTGAGTTCCTTCATACGAGACACTGCATCAGCCGGGGTCCGGCGGGTGACGATAGGTTTACGGGTCTCGGCTTCTTCATCAGGGAAGTCGATGACCACTTGGTCGTTCTCCATTTTCACGTGTTGCTTGAGAACGGTGACGACGATCTCGGGATTGAATGCTTCGCCGACTACGGCCGCATCGAGCAACGCGCGATGGATCACGGAATCGGTGTAACGGTGCTCGGCCGTCGAGGCGCGTCGCTCAAGTTCGGCGATCCTCGCCGTGTATTCCTCTTCGAGCTTCCGCTTCTCGTGCTTGGCTTTCTCTTCCTTGGTAAGCAATTCCTTTCGCACGCCGTCGAGCGTCTCTTCCAACTTGGCTCGCTCGTCTTGGCTGAGCTTCGCTGTATTGAGCGTCTCTTGAAGTCGCGATTCGATCGCCTTGTACTGGGCTTGATGCTTACGCTTTTCTTCAGCGTAAATCTTGTTCATCTTGTCCTGTTGTTCCGGCGTAAACGCGATCCCCTGGAACAACTCGGTCGCGGCGCTGCCGGCGGCCGGCGTAGCGGGAGGCGTAGCGGGAGGCGGGTCGCCAGCCGGCGGCTCGTCACCCTCGAAGCAAACCAATACGGGCGCGGACAGATACAGACGATCAAACATGCGTGGAATCCTTTGGTCCCCTATGAAGAACGAATGCCAATGCAAGTAAGGGTTCTTGCAGTGGTCAGCGAGTTAAGAGACTCGCGATAACTTGATTGCGTCTTCGTCCCGCAGGAACGGACGCAGGTAACGCCAGGCTAGGGCGTTCGGCACACCATTAACGATGTGCTCGATGGGCACTTGTGCCCGGTTGTACGTGGTGCGAACTGAAGACAAGCCCGATGAAATGATGCCGAGGTTTTCAAGCTCAAGCTCGGGGTCTTTTCCGTCCAGCAGAGAGTGTCCAATTTCATAGCAAGCTAACCGGATCGCTTCGGGCACGACGGTATCGGCACCCCGAGGGAACTCTAATGCCTGGGCCGCCTCTTCTGCTCGAATCTCATCCTCGGAGGCATCTTCATTTGCTTCAAGCAGCACGTGAACCGTGTGCTTGTCGCCTTTGAAGTTTAAGGTGTCGATGATACGGGTCGCTGCTCGAAGCGCTTTCGGCCGATCTGCAACCTGAGCCTTGGACCAAGCTGTCTCGTGCAAGCGGTTCTCGAAGTATTCCTGCGCCTCTTGCAGTGTGCCGTAGTGGGTCAGGTTGATCGACATGCTTTAACCCTTAGATCGCAAGCCACGAATAGCCCTGTGCGGCAGCGCCGCCGATTACCCACACTTTGTCCAACGAATCGATTTCGACGGTGACTTCCTCGCCAGCGTCAAGTTGGTAGCCGTTTGAACTGGTCACGTTTGTATCGTGACCCACATACACGTTGTCCGTGTTTCCAAGATCAGCCTTGATCTTGACGCCCTTCACGGCTCGTAAGGCAAGAGTGCTTGCCTTCTGTGCTGTAGTCCCCACTGAGCCGTGACCAGCTTTGAACTCTTGAACGCTGACCCTTTGAATGTCCATCGTTATTCCTCTGCGGTATTGCGGCCTTTGCCACGAACCGGATTTTTGGTTGTGTCTTTCAAGTCCGTGTTACGAGACATTTCCTTTTCGTCCTTGCCGGCGTTGGCCGGATCGGCAGACAGATCGGGTACGCCTCGTGATCCCGGATCGCCGGCCCCGCGCGCAATTCCTTGCGCTTTCGCGATCTCTGTCGCGCGTCGAATGTGATCTTCGCGTGCAGTTAGGTGCTCTTTATCAGAGAAACCTAACGCTATTGAAGCTGTTTTCTCGCCGACAAGGCCGGCGGTCTTGGCGGCAATGATCGTATCCGGGTCGCTTGTCGTGTACTCTGCACTGTCGATCTCTTTGTGGATCGTTTCCATCGTGTCCACTGCGACCTTGCCCGAGAGCAGTGTCGTAGCGACGAGCTTACCGATCTCTTTCTTGATCGTGCGGCCGGGAATCTGGAACATCAGATCGGAGAGCTTGTCGGCTTCATCGATCCGGTCCATGTCAGTCTTGAGCGAGTACCGGTCAGGGTACTTGATCGTGGCGACGTTTCGCCTTGAGATGGTCTTGTCTTCGTAAGCGGCCCAGTAGTCAGCGATTCGCTGCTCGGCCGCTTGAAGCACTAAGCCGATGAATGACAACCCGGCCTCAAGGCCCTGGTTATCCATCGTTTTGCTTTCAGCCGACGCGCGGCTTGCAAGACTCAAGACTGCCAGATTGACTAGCTTGCGGATGTCGGCTTCGAGCTTCGCTTGAAGCTCCATAGAAGCCTTCAGCGGCTCGGGACTGGGATGAATGAATTTCGGACGCTCGGCTTCCATGCTGTAGTAGCGGCCATGAGTCACTCCGACCTTCATCTCGGTCGTGGCCGCGCCTTGCCCGCCGGCTGTCGCAGTCCCGTCCTCATTAGCAACGCGCTTGAGATGCGTGCCGACATCTCGTTCGTCACGTTGTTCCGTGTAGAACGGGAAATTCGCTTTGATGGCATAGTTGATGTCGCTCGATCCCAGGTTCAAAAGCGCAATCTGGTGATGAGCAACGTCCTTGATCAAACTGTCCACAATATCCAGCATGACAAACGGGATACGGGTCAGTTCAAGTTCGACCGGGCCGCCTGGTTTACCGTCGCGGTCGGTCTCTTGTCCTTCGAGGCTATAGAATTGGAGATTGACCCTGCGAGTCTTCTCATCAATCCACATCAAGCGGTAACGGCCTTCGCTATCGAGTGGCAATAGCGTGCGCGGATCATACTTCATGTATTGATCACGCAGCAGAACCGATTGAAATTCAGACGGCTCTTCGGGCTTGCTGCAACTCCACGACAGGATGTCTTCAACAGCGTAGCTGTAAAGGTAGGGTCGCTTACCCTTGGCGTCTGCCAGGGAGCGGCCATTGATGACGGGCATATCGACGAAGACGCCGACTCGCCCCATCATCAATAACTCGGTCAGAATCTTCTGACCAAGAAAGCTGTTCATCGTGGACCCGCGAAGGTCCACACCCATGTCCTGGCCCGCGACGGCCCGCTGATAAACCGAGCTTCCATTGCGTCGAACGATGTCCGACATCCTCTGGAAGATCGAGTTGCGAATGTCGTTGACCGCCGACTTGGCAAACGTGGGGATGGGCGTGAGGTCCATCCGCTCGATGAACTCAGGTTCGGTCTCGCGCTTGGTGAATCGCTTTAGGTAACGGCGTCGGTACTCTTCACCGCCGTTGTAGGTGTCGCGCCAGAGAGTCCAGTCAGATTGATGCGCGAGGAACAGCGGGTGACGAGAATTCGTAATCTGAGGAAGTGCCGTCATTCTCGTTCTTCCCCAGAAAGGATACTAAAGGAATCTTTCAACATCGCTGCCAGTCCTCACGCTTGCTGCCAGGGGCAGTGCGATCTCTGCATAGTTCAGAGCGTGGGCGTAGTGATCGGGCGCGGTATCAACGTAGGTGGCGACAGGATTGTTGTTCTCATCCCGTTCGTAAGTTCGCACGAGAGCTTTCATCATCTCGCGGAACTCAAGAGATAAGTCGCGAGGTAACTCTATGCGTTGCGTGCGGAACCGACCGAGTGACGCAGTTAGCCAACTGGTGCGGTCCACCGTGGCCATCTTTACATCTTCGCTGTAATCGGTCACAGCAATTTCTTTAGCAGTCTTTCCGCGACGATACCGACAGAGATAAGCGTGCTTGCGGTACTTGCGGACAAAGTTGCTGGCTTCGTTGATTTGCGGGTCGGCGTCGATCACAGCGGCTAGAACCTGCCACTCTCTCATTAGCAGGTCCAAAGTGCCCCAGTCGTCTTCGTGAAACTTGCCGAAGGCGAGCACCTTGCAATGCGCTACGATGTTGATGTCTCGGGACAGACGATCGATGAGCCATTCACAGACGACCCAATATGACCACTTACCCTGATCGATCCCCAACGTGATGAGTCGTTCACCGCCGATTTTTGGTCGAGCGTCGTTTGTGGTGTGCGTACCAAAGCACACATCGATCATCTCATCCGTGACTTGCGCTCCCTCGCCGACGAACGGTAAGCCCAGCTTCGAGTTGTTGAACTCTTTGCACGCCGCTTCATCTCCGAGACCTCGGTAGTAAGCGACAACTATTTCACCAGGCGTTACCGTGAAGCTGTAAAGCTGGTTTATGTGGAAGCCCCGGACATCAGGGTTAGCGTTCTCGGCGAACGCTTTCCATATGCCCGTGCTTAACCAGTTTGGTTTGTCCCGATGTTCGAGCCGATTCTTGCATTCCTTACACTTCAGAAACGACTCGGCGCATCGGGGATCGTAAATCGTCTCGCCGATGATCTCGATACAATCCGGCCACACTAGCTCGGTCCACCGCGAGCATGCCGGGCACTTAAAGACGAAGTGCTCTTGTGTGCTCGTTTTGTAGAGCTTGTGGATTCCGTAATTCGGAATCGTCGGTGTCGAAATGCCCCAGACTGATTTGCGCCTCTGCCCGCTCAAACGTTCTAGAGCGAGCCAGATTTGCTTCTGGTCCATTTCATCCACTTCGTCTAGGATCAACTCCGAGACGGGGATGGATTTAAGATTGCTGTCGCCTCGCGAACCGCGAATGTAAAGGTTCGTCGTGCCGGCTTGCTTCAGGTTCACCGTGTTTGTGTCGGTGAACAATGCCGCAAGATAGGGACTGTGCTTCAGTGCAACACTGAATCGAGCCTTCGAGAAGTCAGACGCATTCAACGCAGTTGGTAAGACGTATAGAACGTCACGCTTCAACTCGTCGAGCACATAAAAGGCTCGATTGATCGCGACTTCAGTCACGCCCATCTGGGCAGACTTCATCGCGTAGTTGAACGACGACTGCGAGTCGGTCATGTCCCGGACCCACGGATGGTATTTCCATGAGTACGATCCAGGAAACGGCTCCCCCATCACACGACGTTTAGCAGCCCATTTTGAACACGTCGTCAGCGTGTGACTAATTAGCCCCTCGCTAATGGACTGCCAAGCTTCGGCTAATAAGTCGGACATGAGGCATGGGTGTTCGTGACCGCGTATTTCAGGTTCGCTTAGATGGACCAGCGGCGTTCGCGGCTGAGCGGGGTTAGGCGTTCGTCCTGCGCGGTCATGTGCGTCTACTTACGCTTCCCGCGCTTGGGCATCGCGGGGCGTAGCTTCGGTGCCGTCTTCTTCGGTTTCGGATAGCCTTGTTTGGCTGGCATCAGTTTGTCTCTTCGAGTTGGGAATCCTCGTCCGGCGTTTCGTCAGTCAGTGCCGGCTGAGTTTCGGTTTCGGTTTCGGTTTCGGTTTCGGTTTCGGTTGCTTCGTCGATTACCGGGTCAACGGCCGGCGAATCGACAGCGGGAGGATCGACAGCGGAAGCCTTGCACGAGTTCAAACAGACCGTGGCAGCTTCGAGTTCGCCATTTGCCAACACACCGCCGCAAATGACCTCGACTTGGTCCTCGTCGGTTCCCTCGGGCAACTCGATCTCAAACGGGGAAGGGAAGGGTGTCACGGCATCGTGAGTCACAACGTCGCCACACGGAAGTTTGACGACGACGCGAGTAATCGATTCACTCGTTTGGGGCACAATGACGATCATGCTGTTTACCTTTGACGGTTTCGATAATTTGTGAAAGTCGGTTTGCTAACGCTTCCAGTTGCGGCAACGGGTCGCCAGGCATATCAATCTCGACATAGCCAGCGATCATCCCGACGCAAGTTCCCGTCCCAAACAACACGTGCCTCCACAGTCGTTCCGCTTCGCCATCGACGCTGACGATCCGAGGATCGACGGTCGCTCGGGTGAGTTGTTCGGACGACTTCTTTACTGCGTCTTGAGCAGGCGTCGGCGATGTCATGGTTTTTTCAGGACACCTACGAGTCCGGCAGCGAGTGCGTTGTCGTGGACGTTCAGCCATAGAATGTGCGAGTGCGGGCGCTTGCGCCCGCACTCGCCTCCGAGGGCCGGGCATCCATCCCGGCGTGATTTAGATGAGGACCAACAGCGAGAAGAGAAGCTTCACGATGTCTACCCAGTGTGCCTTGATCCATTCGACGATAGCGGTCCAATCGATCTCGAATGGCAGAGTCACGCCCGTCTTTCGGGCATAGTAGCGGCGCACTCGAAAGTGTGCCCGCTTCATGGCGAAGATTCGATTTCGCTTTCGCGGGCCGACCGGTGCGGCGAGCAACTCGCCGATTGCTTTGTGATCGGTGGCACTTAGCTTGCCCTCGCGATTCAACTCGTCATATGCGGTCTGAAGCCCGGCTTTGAAATTGGCGGTTGTTTCCATGAGATGAAGTTGTAATCGCTGGGTGTGGTGGTGGTAGTTTGCTCGTCCTTGGTCTTCGTTACGCTTGTGATCTTGTTCTTTTCGACCACGCCCACGAATCGGTGCGTCTCTTTGCCCTGATCCATGACGACGGTGGTGGGCAACGATTTGATCTGAAACGCTTCGCCGGCCTTCTTGTACTGGTCTACGTCCATGACGTAGACGATATAGCCAGCTTTACGAAGCTCTTCGATTCGCGGATACATCCGCTGACATGGGCGGCACCACTCGGCGCTGAAGAAGATGACGTAGTTGCGTTTACAGTCGCCGTTCTTGCAGACCATCTTGTCAGGGCACTTGCAGTCAGGACCGCAAGGGCAATCGTCTAGGTCTAGCGGTTCCCACGTCTGCGACGAAAGAGACGCCTGGCTCCCGCCCCGGTAGGTTTCGTAGAGGGGGTTTGCGACGTGTTCTCCGGTGACTTCGGCGCGCCCTGCTGGTCGAGCACGTCGTTCGCGATCGATGTTAGTTCCTCGATCTTCTTTGACCAGTTGATAGGCACTCGGGTTGCCAAATCGAGAAATAGTTTTCTTATCCAGCGTTTGAACCTCAGCCATACTCGGAGCATGAGTCATCCCCAGTATCAGGATCGCGGTGATCAAGTTCTTCATCTGTTCTCTCGGAGGGAAGAAGTTCAGCCAGCTTCCGTGCAAGCTTGTAAGTCTCGCCAACTTTTTGTAGAGACAACCAATATGAGGGGTCAACGGGAGCAATCATTGCTCGTCTCGTTACCAGAGTTGATAGTCCAGTGATTGCCGTGGGTAGCCCACGTACTGGGAAAGGCCCACGCTGTCTTCTTGCTTCAACATCTGATCGATGAGTTTCGCATCAGCCCAGAAACAACCGGCCGGCGTACCAAGACGATGTTTCGGTCCTGACACCCAGTTCTCGG